ACCGCACTGAAGTCAATCTTGCCACTGTCCACCGTGGTCGTTGTGCCCCTGACCAGGGTAGTCGCGCTGTGCGACGGATTGGTCCCCGTCGAGCCGCCGGTGTCATAGATCCCGGTCTGCAAGGTGCGCAGGCAGTACAAAAATCCCTCTGCGGTGATGTCCTTAATCAGCACCACGCCGTCAAAGTTCTCGGCCTGGCAGGTCACCTGCGGCACACCTTCAAACGCTTCGCGGAACTTGAACGTGTTCCAGCCCGCGCCGCTGTTGGTAAACGTGCCGACCTCCATCTCGGTGTCCTGCAGCTCGCCCACGCCGGAGTCGCTTTCACCGCCTGCCGGTGCGTCTACCGCGCCGACTACGTTATCCTCCGTAAAGCCTGCAAACTGTCCTTTCTTGCCGGTCAGCTTGTCGAGCTTTTTCGCAAACAGCGCATCATGGGCGTTGCCTGCGGCGTTGTGCTGCTTTACAGCGTCCGCAGCCGTGCCGGACGGGTCAAAGTCCATCCTCGGCAGCTGGCTGCTCGGCACCTTGCCGTCAGCGCCCAGACCTGCAATGCCGCCTGCCTTGCCCTTATCCTTCGCCGATACCGCGCCCAAGTCGGCAGCAGTCAGACCGCCGTCTTTCACGGTCTTTTTGACCTCGGCGGCCAGTTCGGTGGTCTTGACACGTTCGCCCACCGCGTCAGCGTTCTTTTTCAGCTCGGTGTCGATCGCGGCAAAGTTCTGGTTGAGCACTTCAACATCGCCGAATTCCTCGTAGCCGGGTTTATTCAGATGATAGTTAGGTGTTTGCTCCATCCGGCAGCACCTCCTCCTTAATTTCTCGCCAGGTGAGCTTTTTCAGCTCGCCCCATGTTAACTCCTTGATCTGCTCCCATGTGTTGTACAGCAGCGACGTCGTGCAGACCATATTCGCCGGCACAATATCTGCAAGCAGCTCCTCAACCGCCTGCTGATTGCGCTTTGCGGTCAACGCGACTTTGACCGTCAGTGTGTACCTGTCGCCGTCCAGTTCCAGCTTGTAGCCGTCCGCACCGCAGAGCGTTTCAAGCTGCTGCCGCAGGCGGCGCACCGAGAACGGCAGCTGCGCATTGATCTTGGCGAGCACCTTAAACCGGCGCTCGGCCAGCGTGTCCGTGTCCATCGGCGTAATACCGAAGATCTTCTCGTAACGCGCAATAGCAGTCTCACCGGCGGTACTGATAAACTGCGCATCGAGCACCGCATCAGCGGCATCACGCAGGCGGTCAATCTCCGGCTGCTCAGTGTCGCACAAAAGCGGAAACTCGTAGGTTTTCAGCAGGATCGGCGGCAGGTAGTCTTGCAGCTTCTTTCTCACGGTGCACCGCCAATCGTTTTCAGCCGCGGAATCTCGTCCGCAGCCAGTTCAATGTTCTTGGTATCGCCATTGACGGTCGTGCCGTCCACGTCGACCACACAATCCGCGGTCAGCAGGTGTGTTTCGATCTGTGAGATACGAACCACCGTTGTTTCGCTGTCTGCCCAGGCTTTGCACAGCTCATCGAGATACGCATTGGCGGCGCTGACAAGCTGCGACTTGCCGTTCTCCCAGTTCCAGCCTGCGGCAAAGGTGATGTTCGCCGCAACGGTGAGGTCGGCGTACTTCGCGCCGGTGACGGTCACGGTATGCCCGATCGGCGCGAGCCCCAGACCCTCGCCGTGATTCTGCTCGGGGTCGATGGCGGTCTGCACCTTAGAAATCAGTTCGCTGCTCGGCGCGGTGAAGTCGGACGCGATAATAGTCAGCTTGACCGTACCGCCGCCGTTCCACACCGGATAGACCTTAACGCCGCCAACACCAGTAATCGCGTTGGTTTTGTCCTTGTAGTCGGCAACATTGCCGCCGAATGCTTCACCGTCGATACTGGCATAATACTTCTCGCGCAGCGTGTCGGTCGTGTCGCCGTCCTCGGCCGGAATGAGCACCGCCGCAATCTGAGCGGTTTCCAGACCGTTCACCGTCTGGATCGGCAGCAGCAGGCCGGTGTACTTGTTGCCGACCGTACCGAGCGTTTCCGCCTCCAGCTTGTAGTGACCTGCCGAGATTTTCTCGGTAACTACATAGTTGACCTCATCGCAGTTGAACCGCAGTCCGGCGCTGAGGTCGAGCGAGGACGGTGTGAACACACCCTCGATAACAGCAGCAGTTTCGCCCTGAATGGTTACGCCGCGCTCCTTACAGCGCAGCATAAGGTACTGCAGGGATGCGGTATCAACAAAGGTTTCGTCCATGACCACATCAAGCTCCGTGTAGCATTTGACCAGTTCCGCGGCCGCCGGTGCAAGTGCGTCATAGATGATACTGCCCTCGCGTTTATCGACCGTATCCGGCACGGATTCCAGCATACGGTTCATAATGTAGTCAAACGTCATTTCGTCGGAATATCGTCCGATCATGCCGCTTCACCTCCAAACTCAAATTCGCTTTCGACGTCGCCCTCGGTCGTGGTTACGATAAACTTTACAAGCAGATTGCGCTTGCCCTTGGTAAACGAGAACTGCTCAACCGACAGCACCCGGTCATCCGCCATGAGCGCGTCCTCGATTGCCTTGGCGACCTTAGCCTGCAGATACGGCGTCATGGTCTGACCGAGCAGGGCGTTCAGCTCGATGCCGTAGTTCCATGAATAGATAGCGTACTGAAACCGCTCGGTCTGGAGAATCAGGAAAATGGCCTGCTTCATGGCTTCCAGGCCGTCCAGCTTGCCGCCGGAACACGGGTAGCCGTCAAATCGCAGCGCATAGGTGCGCGTAGGCTGTGTTTCAATCTCGAAATCCTGCACGAGATCGTCATTATACTCTGTCGGCAGCATTACAGCGCCCCTTTCTTGTCGAATATCAGGTACTTTTGCCCGCCCTCATTGCGGAACAGGATGAGCACATCGCCCACCTTGAACGAGGATGCGCTCACGCCGCTTTTCACGATGAAAAACTCCTTGGTGAGCACAAGTTTCTGGTCAACCTGCACGCGGAATGGTGAGAGTGCAATCACCTTGCCGAAGCAGATTGTCATCGGCAAAGCGGCTTGACGCTCGTTCGCGGCAATCTGCCGCATAGTTTCCATCAGGTTAGGCACTGAACTCACCTCGAATTCCGCTCAAATACAGGTCCATCGTGTACAGGCCATTGCTGAACGTGTGCTTAGCCTTCTCCACACACATATAGTTCTTGATGTTGATGTCACCCAAGCCCATGCCGACACAAACCGAAGTACCGGCACGAGCACGAACATCCCCGAACACCTTCTGCATGGCCAACTCGCGGTGAATAACGTTGTAGTATTTCATCAGCGCCTTGGCCTTGGTTTGCAGGTCGGCAGTATTCAAAGCGTTGTCCAGTTTTTCATAATACTGCAAAACGCCCCATTTACTTTGACTTGCCGCGTTATTCATAACGTGAACTTCTCGCACGCCGGTTTCATCATTGTCCCACGCCAGCTTGATGCGGTTGTACACGTCACTGTCGATGGACGAGGTGTAGCTGTATCCCTGCGCCGTGTCCTCGTCGATGTAGAGCGGCAGGAGCAGGCTCTCATACGGTTTCAGGCACAGCTTGCCGAAATCGTCATACAGCACATACACCTTGCCGGTGTTGATGATGGTCAGGTCGGAGGCATTGCCGAGCATATCAAAGAGCGTTCCCTCCTCGATACGCTGCGGGATTTTGTACTTGGTATCGGTCACGGTACCAACCTTGAGGCCGTAGTCCGCAGCCAGCATTTTCAGCACATCGGCGTAGGTCTTGTTCGTGTACGAAATCGTGTCCTTGTTCTTGAAGTACCGCAGCTGGTCGTAGGCCGTGACCTTAATCAGCCGGTTATCCGAACGCGACTTCTTAAAGACGTATCCGTAGAACACATTCGCGCCATTGAACCGGAACGACACCGGATTGCCCTCGTGGAAGTTGAGGGTATCGTCCTTGACCACCGTAAACGTCAGCGAGGACGCCGCGCCGCTGCGGGTGGTTTCCCACACGATGTCGCCCTCGATCATCGGCTGCTGAAGCTGACCGTTCCTGTTCTGGATGATCAGCTCGGCGCCCGGCATCTGGCAGGACGGCGCATCCCGCAGGATCTCCTTGCGCGTGCCCGCCGCGCCGGTGACAGACTTAACAACAACGGTCGTGATGTCCTTCTTCTTCTCTTTCTCGGTGCTCGTGCCCGAAGAGGTCGAGCCGGACGAGCCGCCCGAGCCGCCGATGACGGCTTTGCCGTACTTCTTGCCCCAGCGGTTGCACTCGGCATTGCTGCTCATCAAAAGATCGAAATGGTACACGCCATTCTCAATCTGAATCATGCCGCCGCGATCATTGACGGTGTAGGTCACGCCGTCAAGCGCCGTACCGGTGCCTTGCACGGTGATTTTCGTCCCGAACGGTACAGACGGCGGCGCAGCACAGGTATGCTTGGACGGATCTAACTTGTTGCCGAGCGCATCAAGAAAACCGCCCTCCATGGCATTATTCGCCGGATAGTACGCCGTAAATAGCGCCCTAACCGTATTTGTAGCAGTGCCAGACGATTTAGAGCCGGAATACTTGGCGAGCGTATCGCCGGAAGAAACGTAGTTCAGTGGATTGACGGACGAGCCGTTCTTGTGCATACCGAAATGCAGGTGACAGCCTGTCGAGCTGCCAGTTGTACCGACGGCGGCAATCTTCTGCCCGGCGGTGACTTTCGCACCCTGCTTGACATAGAGTGCCGAGGCATGCCCGTAGAAGCTCATCAGACCGCCGCCGTGGTCGATGCTGATATAGTTGCCGTACCCGCCGTACCAACCGGATTTCGTGACCGTACCGGGACCAAATGCAAGGATTGGTACACCGCTTGCCGCAGCGAGGTCAACGCCGTCGTGGAACTCCTTGCCGTGGAACGGGCAGGTGCGGTTACCGTAGCCGCTCGAAATGCGCGAGTAGGACGGACACGGCCAAACATATTTACCCATGCTCCCCCTCCTTAACCCGGCAGTTTCAGTACGGTTCCGGGATAAATCCACCAACCGTCACTGCTGCTCGACCTGCCGTATTTCTTCGCTGCGGCTTCAATGGCAGTCTTGTTGAGCGTGTAAATGCTCGTCCACTTAGTCCCGTTCCCCAACTTCACCCGGGCAATGTCCCAAAGCGTATCACCGGACTTGACGGTGTACGTCTTGCCGGCCGGTGCAGTCGTAGTGTCGCGCTTCTGCGTGACGGTCGCTTTCTTGGTGCCGCTGCTGCTGCTCTCGCTTTTCTTGAACTCGATAGACTTGGTGTGGTACGGCGCGTATTGCAGCAATTCAATCTTCGCCATGACATCAACGCCGTAGCTGCCTGCGTCCTCGGCAAGCTCATAGCTTTCGAGAGATACTGTCATCGGCTGTGCACTCATCAGCTGTTCACCGCTGTCGTCTATGCGGATAACCGAGAACTCAAACGGCTTGCAGGCGGTCTTGAGCGATTCCAGCTTGCTCATATAATACTGTGCAGGCTGATAACCTCTCGGGTAGCACGCAAACGGGTATTCCCGATTCGGCAGCAGCGCCGAAAAGCTGATTTTGCTCAGCCCCGGCGTTTTCAAGACGTTCACCTGACCCTCGTTGATAAGGTTGATGGTCTTGTTCTGATTGCTGATCTTGATGGTCAGCGCACTCGGCGTGACCGGAAGGCGCACACCGTCCATGTAAAACTCGTACATATTTAGATGTGCACTCCTTCCGCACTGGTGACAAGCGCCTCGGTGACCTTGGCTTCCAAGAGATTTACTACGCCGTCCAGATCCATCTCGTTCGAGATGTTGTTGTGGTTGACCATTTCCACCTTGATCTCGGCTGTCGTGTACTTGTTAATGACCTGCCGCTCCGCAATATCGCGCAGCAGCTTGATGTCATCCGAGGAAACGCTCACATCGTCCGCGATCTGTGCGGTGTTGTCCGCAATATTGGACAGCAGACCCGTCGCCGGGTCGTCCGGCAGGTCAAGACCCAGCTTTTCAGAGATGCTGTTCTGGAGGTTTGCGCCCCAGTTGTAGCCGTTGGCGTAAGCCGTCGAATACTCGATCTTCTCCTTGTGCTTAACGTACTCCGTCCACCCGGACTGATCCTTGATCTTCTGGATTCTGTCGGTGTAGCTGTCGTAGAATGTGTCCAGACCGCTGGTGATATTGATCTTCACGCCCGGAATAAGATTGATGAGCTTCTCGATCGTCCTCACCATACCGCGGATGACGCCGACAACGTACTGGCTGAGCTGCAAAAACAAAATCTCAATCGACGCAATCGGGTGCTGGAACACGTTGCCGAGGAAGTTGATAAGATCGGCAATGACGTTGTAGACCGGCAGATAGAACATATTGTAGACAAACGCGCCTGCCATCGCAAACAGGCCGCAGATCACGCCGACGGCGCTCGTCGTTTCGTTCTTTGCCCGGTTCGTGTAGTTGATGTACGCCGCGATTACGCCGATGAGAATGATGATCGAGCCGATAATCAGCACGATCGGGTTGAGCGACATCACCGCATTGAGCATTTTCTGCGCGGCTGTCAGCGCCTTCGTAGCCGCAGCACAGATCTTCGTCCAGTTGGCGGCCACCGCAAACAGCGCAAAGGCTGCCGCAGCCGCAAGCACCAGCGGGCCGATGACCTCAATATTGTTCGCCACCCAGTTGATGGCTTCGAGCAGCGGCTGCAAGGCCATGATCGCCATGTTGCTCGCCTGCGTCCAGACGTCCGACCAGGTGAGCGGAATCTCGTTGAACTTCTGATTGGTTTCCTCCGCCGAGGACAGCAGCGCGGACTTGACGACGCTTGCCGTCAGCTCGCCCTCCTGCGCCATGCTGCGGATTTCACCGACCGACACGCCGAGGTAATCCGCAATCGACTGAATGATGGTCGGTGCCTGCTCGAATACCGAGTTCAGCTCCTCACCGCGCAACACGCCCGAGCCCATGGCCTGCGTGATCTGGAGCATGGCGGCGGCCTGTCCCTCGGCGGACGTGCCCGCAATCTTGAACTGCTTGTTCAGTTGCTCGACAAACGCAATCGTTTCCTGATTGCTGCTGAATGCGTCACCGGCAAGCAGGCCCATCTTTGCGACTGCATCCGCCGTAGCGTTATACGCGCCGCGCGAACGCATAGCCGACTGATAGATCAGCTCCTGCAGGTCGGCGGTGCTTTGCAGACCGTCGTTCATCAGATTCAGACGCGCCGTGGTCTGCGTCATTTCGTCCGACATGCTCACGATACCGCTCACCAGCTTGGAGCCGAGGAACGCGGTGCCCAGCTTTTTAAGTGAGGCCGTCAGGTTCTCTGCCGGCGGCTGCGCCGAGGTCATGCCGCTCCGCAGCTCCTCGACTTCGCTCACGGTTCGGGTGAGTTCTCCGCGCACACCTGTCAGTTCGCTGTTAAATTGTGCATACAGACCGGTCGGCGCCGCCTGTTCGGTCAGGCTCTGCATCCGTTCAAACCGGTCGTTGACCGCACTCAGGTTAGACGCGATACGGCTGAGCACGTTGCTCATACCGTCGCGCAGCTGGACGGTGTTGGATAGTGCCATAGAACTCACCTCCCTCGTTTTGCTTTATCCAGAGCGGCCTTTTCGTCCTCGTTGTGCACGACACAGGACGCCCAGATAAATGCCCGTTCTTCCTTTGGCAGACTTAAATATTCGGACGGCAGGATATGGAGCTTTTGCAGGCAGTAATGCGCTGCATACGCTTCATAATCATCAGAGCCCTCACCGTCCCGAATCAGTTTTTTGCCTGTTCCACCAGATCGAGCTTGTCACCGAAGCCACAGATATCGAACAGCTTTTCCGTGTAGTTCGTATACTCACCCGGCGTCAGCATGGCCGAGATCAGCTCCTCGGCGCATTTCGTGCCGTAGCTGTCCTGCAGTTCTGCATCGTTGAGGTTCGGATAAACCGTGCAGGCGGCTGCCAGCTTGGCAAGGTACAGCACGTTGTCGAATTCCTGACGGAAGCTGCCGCGCTTGCCCGGCACCTGTACGCGGTACTGGCAGTCGCGGCGCAGTGTTTCGTCCTCGCGCGAGGAAATGCAGCGCACCTCCCACTCGAGCGGCTTGCCGTCCTCATCGGTGAAGCGGTCAGACACGACCAGCTTCACATTTTCAACCTGCTTGGCGTTCTGCGCCAGAAATGCGGTAAGATTACCCATTGTACAAATTCCTCCTTATTCCATACCGGACAGCGTGTTAAATTCCTCCGGCATATCCCAGTCGTCGAACGTGCCGGAAAGCTCCTCATCGAGCAGCGTATCCCCTGCGTCGAACTTCGCCAGAATCGAGCTGTCGATCAGGCAGCCGGTGTGCGTGATGGTCTGACGGCCGGCGGACGAGGACGGGTCCTCGTTGGACACCTGAATCTCAAACGGCGTCATCTTGCCGGTCTTGCAGTAGGTCAGGAACCAGCGGCGGAACACGCTCTGGTTAAAGTGCGCCGTGCCCTTCCACGAACCGGACCAGCCGGTCGGCTTCTTACCGATGCCGGTACGGCCGAGGATTTTCACGTCCTGCGAATTGACCTTCGCGGACGATTCAAAGCTGTACAGCTGCATCATATTATAGCGGTTGCCGTCAATGGTGACGTAGCACTCAGCCATCGAACCGGATACCGCATCATTTGCTTCCATAACAGGAGCGTTCAGCATGACTTTTCCCTCCTTTATTCAACGATTACCTTCATGTAAAGCTGTTCCATCGCGGAAACCGGCTGTACATGGTCCTCGACCGCAACAGACTTCTTCATGTCGCCCTGCGACACGGTGACGCTGCTGCTGTCAAAGTTCTCAATGGCGCGGATGGTCTGGAGCTGATTGTGGTGCGCTACGATGTCGCTCCACAGGCTCACGCGGCCGCTTGCGTCGTTCTGTACCTTTCCGAGGTACTTCGAGTTAAACATCGATGCAATGTCATTCGCGATCTGGTCGAGCACGCGCATGACCTGATTGGACGAGAAATCCGCGCTCTTTTCGTCCGTGACGGACACGAACGTGTTGATGTCGGTCAGCACGCGGGTCTGGTCACCGACGCGGTGGAACGTGAACTCACCGGCCTTGATCGCCTTTTCAAGCTGGGTCTGGGTGTAGTTCGTGTCGATGTCGTACTCGCCGGTGTAGGTCGAGTTGGTCAGCGAACGGTTGACCGCGCACGCGGATTCCGCGCCGGTCGTCCAGTAGACCGCAGACGGGTCGTTTTCTGCGCCGACCAGACCGTTCTTGACGGAAATCACGCCCTCATAGTCCGCCGCCGGGTAGTTATGCAGCACGCACTGGAACTTCACGCCCTGCTCGTCGCGCAGGCGGCGTGTCCAGTTCGCGAACAGACCCTTGACCGTGCTGTTCTTCGTATCACAGCCGACTGCATTGAAGCTGTACGGCTCGATCTTGTCGAGGAACGTCTGGTACGCCGCGTCCTGCACCGCGCCGGTCGTGCCGCCGGTGAGCAGCAAGCCTGCGTTCTCGGTCAGCGCCTCGCTGCCCTTCCAGTGCAGATAGTCGTTGTCGGAAAGGTCTGCAACTGCCTTAACTGCCTTCTGCGTGTCCACAAGGGTCGTGCCGATGTAGGTCGAAACATCGTAGACCTCGTTCGTCGATACCGTGAAGCCCTCGTTCTGCTGAATCACGATCTTCAGTTCGTTGCCGATCTTGCCCGGATACTTCGCCTCTGCGTACTTGCAGGCTGCCTTTGCACCGCCGCTGTTCAGACGGAACAGGTGCAGCGTCTTGGCATTTGCGAAGATCTCGCGCAGCGGACGCAGCTCGTCCGCCGTGTAGGCGTAGCCGGTCAGCGCAAGTGAGCCCTTCTGGAACTCTCTGTTCTCGATGGTCACGACCTCGTTCTCCGGTCCCCAGTCGAGGGACAGCGGGAAAGCCGCCGTGCCGCGGTCGCCCAGGGTCGCAGACGCACGCGCCGCCGACACAAAGTTGATGTACGCACCGGGCAGCACCTTGTTCTGTACGGTATACATACCGCCGCCTAAAGCCATTTAATTCACCTTGCCTTTCATAAAGTTATCAATGAGCGCGTCCACCTCGGAAAAGGTGTAGCGCTGATCCTTGTCGAGCAGCACGCCCAGCAGGTCGCGCCGCTCGCGGTATCTGTCGAAGGTCAGGAGCTGTGCGCCGGTAAACGCCGGTGCTCCTGCCTCAGTTTTGCGTTTGACTGCCATGTTAAGTCTCCGTTCCTACGGTGGTCTGCAAATTCTCCATCGGAATATCCTCCGGGATTTCCCGGACAAACTGCCGGTAGTCCGCGAAGAAGTGCAGCACCTCGTCTGTAATTTCCCACGAGAGATTGCTCCCGCGCAGGCTTTCCGTGCGCCGCAGCAGCAGCGTGAGCGTCTGTGCAATCTCTCGGCATTGCTCCTGCGGACGGCTGTCCGACGGGAAGAACCGCACGTCCATGTGCTGCACGATCTCATACAGACCGGACGGGTACGGCGTGACGTCCGCACGAAGCTGCCGAATGGAGAAGCACGGCGCAGAGAAGCCCTGCTCGATACACTCGGTATAGATGTCGTACTGCTCCGGCGGAAACGCCGTGCGCAGACGGTCTACAATTTCCTGTACGGTGTTAATCATTTGCCCTCCATCATGCGGCTGAGGAATTCCTCACTCTTGGTCTTGATAAAGTCCGGCGCGGCGCGTTGCAGGTCGAACAGGCTGTCACGCAGCATATGCTTTCCTTCAACGAAACTGCGAACCAGACGTTTGCCGATAGCCGGAACATACCGTCCGACCTCCTGCCGGTGACCGTTCTCGACCCACGGCGCGTACTCAATGTTGTTGTAAATTTCCGCGCGGTAATGCTTTCCGCTGCGCCGTGCTTTCGTCGTAAACCAGTTGCGGTGCAGGTGTCCGCTTGGACCGGGCGGTGTCAGTTCAATAACATCAGCCAACAAATCATTCATCATCTTATCGAGCAGCTCTGTATAGAACTTGTCCATCTCCGGTTCACTTGCAGCAGCCTTAATGCGTTCGTTTAAGTCGCGCAGCTCGTGAAAATCACAGCTTCCCCAGCTTGCCATTACGCTCGCTCCTCTCGGACGGCGGAAAGCTGCTGATGGGTCGGATAGACCGCGCTTTCGCCGCTGTATTTCAGCCGATAGGTCGCGCCGTACTGCTGAACCGCAATGCGGCAGCCTGCCGGAATCGTCAGCTCCGGCGCACAGTAGATCGTGGCCTGATAGCTGATCTGACCGCTGTTTGCGTCGGTCTTGCTGTCCGGTGTGCCCGAAAACGACAGCGCACACGGGATATTCTCGTGCAGCACCGCGTCCGGTGTAACAACGGTTTCGCCGCCCACTTCCTGTTTGCTTGCGCCGGTGACGGTCATCACGCCGTCATAGGTCTGCTCAAGCAGCGCCCGTTCCAACTCCGGATTGCCGAGCATACTACCACCTCATCTTTCGGTAGGCGTTCAGCTGCGCTTTCCAGTCGGTCAGAAAGTCGCCCGAGGACGCAAGCGCCGCCAGCTGCTCTGCTGCGGTTGCAAAGGAAAAGGACGTATCCCCTCTGGACACGCCCTTTGCGGCAGGCTGCATATTCTCGTTCTGGAGCTGAACGCTGTTTACCAGACCGCGCACCATCAGCGCCGCTGTATTCAGCAGGCCGTCCGGCGCCACGGTCAGATTGCAGTAGTTGCAGATCTGCTCGAGCACCAGATCGCAGGCGAACTCAAGCGTTTCCTGCGGCAGGTTCGGCAGCAGGCTTTGCGCCCGCAGCATCAGCGTTTCCCTTGTCATTTCTGCGCTTCCCCCTCGGTTTGTCCTCGGTCAGCTCGGTTTCCTCCTCGGCGGTCACGGTTTCTACGGTAAAGCCCGGACGGCCGGAAAACCAGCTTGCAAGCCACTCGTTATCCGTCTGCGCCTCACCACTTACGAACTGCACGCCGCCGATCTTGCGGTTGTACTCCTCGTTCGGTGCCTTGATCTTGTACATGGCAGTTCCCTCACTTTACCTTGAAGTTGCGCAGCACGCCGGCAGCGCGGGACTTCTTGAGCACGGTAGCGGCTACCATTTCCACGTCACCGGCCTTGACCGGGCCTGCGGTAGAGAAATCCGGCAGCGTGGTCGAGATCACCTTGCCGCCCATCGGAGATACGGCGTGGAAACCGTCCAGACCCAGACGGACAGCGTACAGGTCGGTCAGGCCGGTAACGGTGGTCTTGGACGAGGATGCGCCGTATTCGCGCGAAGTAATCGGCACGACCGGCTTTTCCTTCTTCTCGGCGGTGTCGTAGTAATACTGCATATCCATGAACGGAATGCCGTTGTAACCGCTCATCTGACGGCCGAAAGCGTCCTCGGAGTGGGTCAGATAACCGGCACGGCGGGCGCAGGAGCGGATCTTGGTCAGCAGCGCCGCATTGCCGATGAGCATGGTCGGCACGCCGTCCAGCTCGGAGAGGAACTCGTCGAGCATATCGAGCACGGTCTTGTAGTTGGTGTCGATCGCCGCCGAGGTGGACAGGTCGATTGCCTTGGATGCATCCGCGTTGAGCTCGGTGGAAGTGCCGACAAGCAGCGTGTCCAGACCGTCAAAGCCCTTGGTGCCCTTGTCGCCGTTGATGGCGGTGTAGTGGAACAGGTTGGTGGTCGCCTTGATGTGCTCCTCGAGCTGGAACTGCACCTCGTTGATCTGGCCGTTCGCGGTGTTAGCGAGAACACGGTCGATCTTGAACGTACCGCCGAAGATCTTGAGGTCAACCGACTTGGTTTCGCGGTCGGCTACGGTGTCGGTGTAGTCGGTGTTGATGTCACGGAAGTCCGCGCCTGCCGGAGTCTTGAGCTGGGTGTAGCCATAGGTCAGGGTCGAGCCGCCCGTGCCGGGGGAAACCGAGTTGTCAAACGTCAGTGCGTTCAGCAGCATGGAGCCGCGGCGGAACTGGTCGATAACCTGCTGGTCCACATGGTTTGCCATGCCGACCTTTGCCTGTGCGAGAGTGATAGGCATTTTTCATTCCTTCTTTCTGTTAGCCGTTGGTGTTGTATACTTCTGCGAGAGCGGAACCGAGGTCGTTTACCGTGTTCGGGTTGCCGCCGGACTGCGGATTGTAGCCGCCGCCCTGACCGCCGTTCGGGTTTCCGCCCTTGCCGCCCTGCTTACCGGACTGACCTGCGCCGTCCTCCTCGAACAGCCACGCCTTGTCTTTCTTCAGCGTTTCGAGCTGCGCGTCCAGACCGGTCACCTTGCCGTCCGCGCCGATCTTGATGTCGTCCATCGAGAGCGCCGCGCGGGTCAGCTGCGGATCGCGTGCATGAGCACGGGTCAGCGCCAGGTCGATCGCCGCATCACGACGAATATTCGCGGTATCGGTATCGTACTTGGTCTGGAGGGTCTTGAGGTCGTCCTCCAGCTTCTTCGGGTCCTTGCCGTCCCACGCCTTGGCGGCCTCACGCAGGTCCTTGATGGTGTTGTTCGCCGTGGTCAGCTCCTGCGCCTTGGTGTCAAGGTCTGCCTTGGGCACGTAAGCGTCGCCGGCGGCGTTGACGACCTCAAACTTTGCGTCCTTGGCTGCCTGCTGAAACTGCTCCCACGTCAGTGCGCCCTTTTCAAACAGGCTCTTGAGAAATTCCATTGTTTTTTGCTCCTTTTCGTAAAATGGGTATGAAAAAACCACCTTGGATTGAATCCTTGGTGGTTCGTTCTTAGATTGTATGACAAAGGCGCCTCGTTTCCGAAGCGCCCTTATCGGGATCTCTGGTATTTTGGTGGGTGTGCCCCTTCCCACATTTCTTTTGACCCATAGGGTGCGTAGCAGCACAATCTCTACTTCAAAATACCGTTTATCTGTATGATTATTATAGCAGATTTATTCCTTGCTGTAAAGAACCTCGCTTTTGTTTATGAGTTTCTTCAAATTCTTTTCTCTGATGCGATAGAACGTCATGATAGAGTTTTTCCGTCCTGTATCATCAGTATCCAGTGCAAGTCGCACAACAACATTCAAATTGGTGTCAGGTAAACTCTTTACCATAAAAATCGTTCCGTCATGCTTGCCATCAACCAGAACGGTATCCGGCTCGAGTGCCGCAGTGGCTCCATATTTCTCGAACAGCTCCACATCTTCCGGGTGACGTTCTCGAATATGCTCCAGACGCTCGTCCATAATAATCAGCTCATCTGTTTGCAGCTTTCCAAAGCGCTTTTCCAGATACTCGGTTTTCAGTTTTCCCAACGTCCGATAAATCGGTTGCTCATTCTGCACAGCCGTGTCCCCATTCTCCGCTATCTTAGGTTTTATTATAGCAGATTTTGTCGGTTCTGCAACTGGTTCGGACGTTTTCGCGTCCCCATCAACATACTTCTTCCGCCATTCCTCATATGTCAATTTCTTCTCGACATACTCGGTCTTGCCGGTCGTGGGGTTTCTGGCTGCACGCTTATTGCCTATCTCGAACGCCGTCACCGGAACGGTGGTACACCGGCAGCGCGGATGCAGCGGCGGATAGTTAATGCCGGTTTCATGCTCCGCGAACGGAAACTCGCGCTGATCCAAAGCACCGCACACTGCACAGGTCTTGAGGTCAAGCGCCGCCTCAAACCGATAGGACTGGACACCTGTTTCCCGGTATCCCTGTTCGGCAGCCTCAGCCGCCATGTGGGCGCTCTCGGTGTGGATGAGCGTTGCCGCCCTGCTCTCGGACACGCCCATGCGCTGGGCGAACTCTTTCGTCATACGATCGAGCGAGTCGCCGCGGACAAAGCCGCGCGAGAGCGTCTGCATCAGCTCACGGGTCAGCTTGTCCTTGTCCGCCCAGATGCGTGAGGAAAACTCACTGCCGACCCACGGCACCGCAAGAATGCGTTCAATGGTCTGCGGGTCAATCCTTGCGAACGTGCTCGCCACATCGGCCTGCTGGCTGACGGTGTACACCGTGCGGTAGTAGGTGTCGGTGTAGCGCTCCTGCAAGTGGTCGCGCAGCACATCGCGCTGAGAGCTGAACAGCTCCATCATCCGCAGCTCCACCTGCGTCTGCAATGCCTGCAAGCGCGAGATACGCGAACGGAGATAAACCTCCTCCAGCTCCTTATCAAAGCCGCCTGCAAGCGCCTTGTCGCGGAACTCGTCCAGCGACATCCGGAAGTCCTCCAGCTCTGCATCCCGCAGCAGCCTGCGTGCGTCTGCCATGCTGACGCTCTCGTTTGCGGCATAGCGGGCATAAAAGATCGAGATTTCCTTGTCCAGTTCGTGCAGAATGCGCTCGTATTCCCGATGGAACCGCAGACACAGGTCATCATCTTCCTGCTTCTGCTTTTCGGCCAGCTCAATGGCACGCTTGCGCCAGTAGGCGCCGTTCAGCTTATCCGCTGCTGCCATCGCCTGCACCGTCCTTTGGCGGGAACTGGAACTGCGGCTGCTTCTCGGCTGCCGCCTGCTGTTCCTTTTCCAGCTGCTTCTGCTCGCTCTCGGCATCGTCTACCCACGGATGGTTTGCGAGGATGGTTCTGTCCGAGATAATGCCGACCGACTGCTGCGCGATCTGCGCGGTTTCGAGGTCGTTCTGCACCATGTTGCGTGTCCAAGTCTGCAAAATACGCACGGGCTGTGCGATACCCTCCAGTCGGCAGATAGCGCGTACCAGCTCGGCGAAACCGCTGCGGAACTGCGTTTCCAGCATCACGGCCTTGAGCTCCAGCAGACTGTACAGGTACTTGAGCGCCACACCGGACGAGTTGCCGAAATTCTCAGGGTTCGGGTCAACGCCCATGCCGGAAACGAAGATCTGACGGCGGGTTCTTTCGAGGAAGGCGTTCCGCGCCTCAAACGGGATCTCCGCGCGAATGGTGTCCACGCCGCCGTCCCCCTCGACCTTGATGAGCTTGCTCTTTTTGAGGTCGCTCATGAACTCGGTCTTGTCCGTGCCGCCGTAGTTCTTGATGACGAAGATGACCTCCTGCACGTCCTCCATATCGTTGGCGAAGCCGGAAACCACCTTGTCGTAGGCGTCGATCAGGTCGCGGTACAGCGGCAGGTCGCCCCGCCGGTCGGCGTTGTTGTAAAACGGGATGAACGGCACCGCGCCGAGGCCGTGCCGCAGCTCCTGCCCGACTTCCGGATATTCGAAGTAGGTGTAATTGCCGGACACGCCGTTCTGACGGTAGAACCGGCAGGTCGTGTTGTCCCAGTATTCGCACACCTGCACGGTCTGACCACTCTGCGGGTCGAGCATGGTGTAGCAGCGCAGCACGCCGACGAGATCGCTCTCCAGCGTACCGGAGAACACCGGCACGATCTGTTCCGGGTCTACGGTGTGGTAACGGAACCTGCCGTCTGTGCCGCGCCAGTAATGCAGCCAGCCGACCGAGGTGTTGCTCGCGTCAATGCCGAGCTGCATGGCCGTTGCGGTGTACTGATCTCCGAGGATCTCTGCAATCCGTTCGTTGGCGGTCTTGTTCCCCACATCGAACACCGGCGGGTAGCTCAGCGCGTAGGAAACCTTCTGCGTCACGAGCAGATTATGCCACGAGTGCGAAATGCGGTTGTCCGCGAGGTGCAGCGGATTGCCGAGCGCCTGTTCGGTCTCTGCCTGCCGCTGCAAAACGCTGTTGTCCTGCTTGATGCGGTTGACGTTGCTGTAATAGCGCCGCGCCTCGTCCGCCTCGCGGATGAACTTCCCGTGCCCCTGCAAAAGCCGCTGAATCGTGCGGCTGTTCACTTTCACCATACGCTGACCCCTCCTTTCCTGTTGAACTGCTCCGCAACGCCGGTTGTCGCGTCGGGAGCGTCATCGTGGGCGTTCTTGCCCTCTTTCTGGTAATGTAACATTGCTTTTGCGTACTCCGGCCAGCGGTCGCGCCAGTTTACGGGGTAGTAAATGTGATCCTGCACCCACGTTGAGTTGGTGAGGATACGCGCGACCTTGTTCTCGCTCTGGTAGAACCACTCCACACGGCAGCGGTTGGAGCCGAGCCGCCGAAGCTGCTCCTGCACGTTGCGGGCAAAGCCGCGGCCGCCGTTGTTACTCTCGATTTTCGCGAGGTTTACACCGTGCGCCAGCAAGCGCCGTGCGGTTTCCGGCTCGGTCACTTCCATCGGGTCCTTTGTGTAGTAGATGTCGAGCACATAGGCTTCGTGCGCGTACTCGCCGTAGATGATGCTGCACAGATAGTCCGCGCCGGTGTCCGCCGTGTCGGTGTAGCTGCGGATATGCGTGAACAGCGGCTTGCCGTGCTCGTCCCTCGGAATGTCCGTATAGGTCTTGAAGCTGCTGTACAGACGGCCTTTCAGGTCGATCGGCTGCTGCTGGTAGTTCGCTGACGCGATCTCCTCGCTCATCGTGCGAACCTTGTCCTCGTAGTCCTCACGGGTGAGAACCGCGTCGCACAGCATCGTACCGTCGTCCTGCAAGGCTTTCATCGTGATGAGCTCCGCGTCCGGCCAGTGCTCCAGTGCACGTCCTGCGAGGTCGCCGGTCGCCCAGCGCGTCATGATGATAACGATCTTGTAGCCGGTTTCGGTTCGGGACAGCATCGTGTCCGTGAACCACTGCCACTGCTTGTCGAGTGCGCCCTCGTTAAAAGCCTCCTCGGCTTTCTTGATCAGGTCATCGAGAATCAGCTTGCGTGCGCCGAAGCCGGTCGCCGTGCCGCCCGGAGAGGTAGCGAGGTAACTCGCATACTGCCCCTCGAGCGCCCACTTGCCTGCGGCGGCTTCGCCGTACTTGATGCGTGTCTGCGGGAAAATGTCCGAAAACACAATGCGGCTCGGGTCAAACCGTTCCTCCGCAATGCCGTCGCGGACCGCCCGTGCGAACGTCGTGGACAGCGTTTCGTTGTAGCTGCCGGTCATGATCTGCTCGGACGGATCGCGGCCAAACAGCCATTGGCTCAGCAGCACCGCCGTGCGGCTCTTGCCGTGGCGCGGCGGCATATTGACCACCAGCACCTTGCGGTCGCTCTCACAGAACGCCTGTAAGCGCCTGCACAGCGTTTTGAGGTACGGCCGGTCCTCGCGGTAGAAGTCCGGCGCCATCAGCTTGCAGAACGACCAGAAATCACGCCGGGCAAGCTCAATCCGCGCCATGCGCCGAATACGCGCGTCAACCATCGTCAGCCAGCTTTCGCAGCTCCTCGGTGGTCAGACCGGCAAGCGGGTTGTCTACCTCAAGGGTGCCGGAGTGCTCGATCTGCTGCTTGTCGCGCCACCTGTCCGGTCGGCGGTTCTTCAGCCAGAAGATCTGCGCGGTCGTGTCCGGCGGAATGTGCTTGACCGTCTGCACGGTCTTGATGCTCTTCTTTCCGCCCTCGTGGCTGCGCTCTACGCGCTCCTCGGTGTAGTCGTAGCCGAGTGCACGCTTGAGTAAAGCGTTCTCAACTTCGATGTCTACGACCTCTTTTCCCCTTTTTAAGGCCTCCGAAAACTCCGAGTATTTGTTTTTCCAGTCGTACAGCGTGCTGGTCGTAATGCCGATTCTGGCTGCGATCTGCTCATCTGTCAGACCATCCCTCGCCCACGCTTCCAGACGGGTGATGCCGTCCGGCGTAAGCCATTCCTGATATTTGCCTTTTGCCATTCTGCCCACCGTCCTTTCTGAAATCCGGGCACGAAAAAGCACCCTTGTTTCCAAGAGTGCCTTTCCGGAGAGATGTTTCCAAACATGAAGGGAGGATGCGGGACCTCAGTTTCATTCCCGCTGAACTTCATGATACCAGTATAGCAGGAAACTATGTGAACTAACATGGCCTGTTCGCATTTTCTTTCAGAATTTTTTCTGCTGCCTGCAATGCCCTGCCATGCAGCCGCATGACCCAGCGCAGAGTGCGGTCTAAGTCAACCGCGATTTTCTCCCATTTCTCAAAGTTTAAGTACCGCTTTGTGAGAAGTGTCCGCAGGGTCGTATCCGGCACCTCGGTAATCACCGCCGCAATCTCCTGCTTGATGTCAATCAGCTTGTCGATCTGGGCATCCACCTGCGCGGCAAAGTCGGCGTAGCGGCTCAGGCCGCCATCTGAGGCACCGCCGCCGCCCGGTGCACCGCTCACCGATGCCACGCCTGACACACAGCGGTCATATGCCCGGCGCTTGGCACTCTCCAAAGCCGTAATCTCGCGGTCGAGTGCCCACCCGCGGTTCAGCCAATCTTTTGTTGTCATGTAGTCCTCTCCCCATCCGTAATGCCGTAGCGCCACGCAAGGTAGCGCCGAACCTTATCGCTGTATTTAGTCATGCGACGTCACCGTAACCGGAATGATCATCTCCGGCAGGAAATTCACCTCGTAGTGGAACTTGTCCACGTAAGCGCCGCTGACGTCCTCCACAACGTAGATCGTCCAGTCGTTGAGGTACACAAGGTGTTTCTTGTAAACGCCCTGCCCGGTTTCGACAGTCACCTCCAGCTCGTTCTCGCTGTTGTTCGAGATGGCGAAGTTGCCGATCAGCTCAAACACCGGCTTGTCCGTACGCGCGTTGATGACTTCCAGACGGCGCGTGACGTTGAAATTGTCCGCCTCCTTCGAGATGTTGTACGCAACGCGCTCGCTCTCCCTGCAGGCCGACAGACTACACATCATAGCACCGCAGAGCAGTGCCGCCATGATTTTCTTTTTCATTTTTGTTCCTCCATGTATTTTCTCATAATTTGAACCGCTACGCGGCAGGCTTCCTCGCACGCGGCTACCATCTTCTCGCGGCCGTGCAGACCGCCGTAGTATTCGATCGTTGCCAGCTCCTCGGCTGTCGTTTCCGGGTCGAGGATGCGGATTGCCTGGTTAATCGTCATACCTGTCTCCCTCCACCTCAAATTCCATCTGTCCCGGTAGCACGCCATCCTCCATCCACCAGTGAAAGCAGTCCATACCGGTCTCCCACGTAGTTGGCAAATTCCGCGCTCGCCGTGCCTTCAGCATCCGCTCAAACGCCCGGATATACATCCGCTCGTAAGTCGGATACCGGGCAAACTCCATCTGCCTTGTGGCGCGTCCCGCCATCGGGCAGCCGATGCAACCGACCCGGCGGAAGCCGCACTCATACAGCGGATTGACCGGGATATGCTCGGAACGAATGTAATCCCACACATCGCTGTCCGTCCAGTCCACGATTGGATTGCAAACGCGCTTTGCCTGCAATCGGCAGTTTTCAAACAGCCGCCGCGTATCGTCATTATCGTTACTGATTGTGATTTTGCGGCTTATGACGGCGGATTGTTTCTCGTAAATACCGCGGTTCTTGCGGCGCTTGGCGCTTTCCGCCCAGCGGACGCCTGTTGTTATCATACGGCCTTTGCCGCCCTGCTCTTTCAGCACGGAACAGCAGTATCGCACAACGCGTGTCGGCGGCATGAGTTTTTGCGGTATCAGGCTCCACATTGTCACGCGCTGACCTTTATATGTCGGCAGATTGACGGTACACTTGATACCCTCATTTTCCAGCCGCCGGAAGGTCTCTCTCACATGGTAGACGGTCTCCGGCGCGTCGGCCGTGGTATGATTGTGCTGTACCTCGTAGCGGATGCCCGCCGCACGCGCCAGCGCAAGGCACGCATCGCTATCTTTACCGCCCGATGTGGTGATGATGAGCGGCTTGGCGTAGTAGGTTTCGCTCATCTCCGCGGCGAGGCGCAGCCGCTCGACGGCCTTGTGTTCCTTATCCACGGCAGCCTCCATTCCACTTCCATCTCTGCCCGGTCATGCAGGCGGTGCAGTGGCCGTCATCTTCGCCGGACGGCTGGTTATTCTTGCAGGTCTCGCAGGCGGCGATGCGTTTGAGCTGTTTGAGCGCCGTGTTCCGCTGCTGACGGATGCGCCGCAGAGCGTGTTCCAGCGCGTAGAGCTGTTTTTCCGCCTCCCGCAGGAGGGCGCAGCCGTACAGGCCGCAGTTGTGCTCGTGCCCGCAACCGAGGCACGCCAGAGAGCCGGTCTGGACTTTCAATTTCTCCAAAGCCGTAATCAGTTCATCGGTTTTCATACTTGTCCTCCCGCAGATGATACATCAGAAAGTCGGCCTCCGGCACGTCGCAGAACTCGTCCTTGTTACGGCCGACCACAAGGATCGTACCGACGAAGTCCACACCGCACACACGGCCGTTGTCCGGCAGGCCGAGGATACGGCCCTCCTCATTGCAGATAATAGCCGCGCCGTACGGTAGCGTGACCGCCTCGATATAGCCGCCGACTTCCTGCTGCAAGGCTTCCAGAGTGTTTTCTACTTCGATAATTTCCGGCGCACAGCCGGGCTTTTTGCGGATTGCTTTCATGCCTCATTCTCCTGTGCTTCATGCTCATACAGATACTCAATCTTCATGCCAGTCACGCGCTCGGCCTTGAGCCGCAATTTCTCGTAGGCGTAGTCGGCATCGACCTCTTTCTCCATGCGCGTGATCTCGTCGTTGTTATCCTGCAGCGCAACAAAGAATTTCCTCATGCGCTCCGGACCGAAACCCTAGGCATCGGCCACCGAGCAGACCGCCAACCAGAGCGCTTTCTGCGTTGCCGTGTCCGCACGCAGCCGCACGGTGGCATCGTCTGCCGCTTCCTGTACCGCCTCGCGGATCATGCGCTTACGTGCAAGCATATCGGCGTAGTTCATACCGCGCGGTTCGCCCGGGCGCTTGTTCTTAGTCTTGGCCATGAGGTACTTCTCCTTTTTCTCGTTCACGCAGCTGCTTGTCCGTCATCCCTGCACCTTCGTTCCATTGCCACGCGCAGAACGTCTCGTCGCAGTCGGTGCAGAGCCGCGCCTCCGGGTTCATATGCCCGATGCAGCCCATGCAGCCGCCGAGGCGCTTGAGCTGCGCAAGCAGCGTGTCGCGTTCCTTTGCGATCTGCTCCAGCGCGTGTTCATACAGGCTCAGCCGCACCGCAGCCTCTCGCGCGATCGCGCAGCCATGCACACCGCAGTTATGCTCATGCCCGCAGCCGAGGCAGGCCAGAGAGCCGGTCTGCACTTTCAGCCGTCCGAGGGCCTTGATGAGCTCATCGGTTTTCATATGTGTCCGCTCCTTCCCCATAAAACAAACTGATTTGATCTGCAAATTTGCTAAACCGCTTTTCGGCAGCATCGAAATATGTCCGGTCGATTTCAAAACCTGTGAAATCCAGTCCAGCCTTATATGCCGCGATCCGGCTGCTGCCGCTCCCTAAATGGGTATCCAGCACGTGCATACCCGGCGACGCATAACGCTGAAACAGCCAGTCATACAGCGCAACCGGCTTTTGTGTCGGGTGAATACGCACCTCATTGAGTGCCTTATTCCCTTGCTGAATATGCCCCTCCGCAACGCTTTTCCCCTGCAGCATACCGCTCCACATATACCGAAACAGACGCACGCTGGTAAACAGGTCGGTGGCGGCAATCTCGCAATCCGAGAAACTCGAGCTTTGGTTGCATTTGTCCCACACAATCCGGCCGGGCGCAAAATCATAACTGAAATAATTGCAGCCCCAAATGATGTAGTGCTTTGACACTCGCCGCAATTCGTCAAAGTATGCCTTTCCCGGCACTTTCCATGCTGCTGATACAGGGTAATAATTGCGCCGCACTCTGGTTCGGCTTACGTTGGAGCCGTAATAGTGGCGGCGTTCCGGTCCGCTAAAGTACGGAGGGTCTACCACAGCGAGATCGAAACAGCCGTCTTGGAACTGCGCCCTTCCCTCCATGCAATCCATGCAGTAGCAATGGTTGGTTTCAAGCATGGCCGTTGCTCTCCCGTTCCAGCAGCTCCTTCCGCAGCTCCTTGAGCTTGTCCGTCAGCAGGCTCTCGGCCTTGCTCCCAGCTTTCAGCTTGCCGCCCTTGCCGCAGAGATTGAAGCGCGGACGATTGACGTTATGCGTACCGCCGCCCGGAAAGAAATCGTCGCCCTCGTACCAGCTGGCGGTGAAAAAGCTGCCGTCCGGCAGGTCGAGCCGGTACACGCTAAGCCCGATCTCGGGCGCCTTGTGCCAGATGCTCCAGCTGCGCCATGCGGCAAGGATATTCTTGCGCTTGCTCTCATTCGTCAGGTTCAAGATGTTCTGTTTGGTCAACTCTAAAATCATACTTCCCCTCCCAACTCTTTCAGCCGTGTCATCGGACACTGCTCGCACTTGTCCACCAGTGCCTCATAGTCCATCTCAAACGGAAACTTGCAATACTCATCGCAGATCTCATCTGCGTACTTGTTCACTGCCTGCACCCAGCAGGACGGGTGGAACACCGGGGAAACCTTAACCGGCTCCCCACAGAATTTACACTTTGCCATGCTGCACCTCCATCTCCCGCACGCAGCAGCGCACCGCTGCTCTTGGATACCCGATCTCCTTGCTGATCTTCGCCGCCGTCCAGCCCTGCGCGGCAAGGCTTCGGATTTTCCGCTGTTCCTCGTCTGTCAGCAGCACCCCGCGCTTTTTCAGCTTGGCAGTGACGGTTTTCTCGTTCCGTCCCGCCATTTCCGAGATGTCCGCAACGGACTTGCCCTGCCGGTACCACTTGCACCACGTGTCCACATCGGCGGCGGTCACCGGACCATGCACGCCTTTCTGCGGCACGCAAAGCGCCGGCTCAACGCTGATTGGCTGAGCAGCCACATTACACGCCAGTCCGCGCACATCGCGCCGCAGCGTGAAGCGGCATTCGCGCACACGCCCGAGCCTGCCGTCCAATGCCCTGTATGTACGCTCCACGACCTCAAAACGCCCCTTCGGGTGCGTCCAGATTACTCTCTCATTCATGGTTGTTCTCCTCCTCAGTCCACTTCTTCCCCGCGTTCGATTGCTTCCTGACGTCTCTTTCTGATCTCCGCCTTCTGCGCAAGCCACGCCTCCTCCCAGTCCGCGAGCGGCGCGTTTTCCTGCCCCCAACTCGAGCCGTGAAGGTTCGTCGGGCTAAGATAGCCGCCGTCGTCCGCCTGCATTGGTCCGCTCTGCTCGATCGGCTTCGCCCTGGTCGCGCCGAGATCCGCCGCCGTCAGGATACCATCCCTCTCGCAGCTTTGCAGCACGGTGCGGAAGTACGCCGCAGGACTTCTCGGTGTCTTATCGTTGGTCTGCCGCGCAGCGTCTAAAAACACTTCCTTCTGCATACCCAGCTTTTGCAGACGTGCCAGTTCCAGACAGAAATTCTTATCAAATCTACATCCCAGCAGCTCCGCCAGCTCATCAGCCAGAGCGCTCACCGGCGCACTGCTCTGCTGTTCTCTGCTGTGCTGTACTATACTGTTCTCTCCTGTACTGTCCTGTTCTGTACTGTGTGTACTTTCCGGCTGAGAAACGTCCGTTTCTTGCCCAGTTATATGTTTTTCTCGCCAAGAAATAAAGGATTGCAGCACAAAAGACTTGCCGCTCGGGTTTTTCTCTCGCATCTCTTCCTCGGTCGGCAGCCAGATGTCAAAGTTAATCTGCACGCCGCTGCGTCCCAGCGTGGCAATGAAATAACTCATCTGCATTCTTTTCGACGTGATAAACCCTCGCTTGTACAGGCCGTCGCTAAAAAGTTCACACTCCACCAAACGGTCGATCACGTTCGCAATTGTCTCCACCGGCACGGCGTACCGCCCGGCAACGTATTCCGAAAGCTGCCAGAGAACGTCCTCACGCCCTCGGCCGGAATAATTGATATAATAGCCCTTATCGCCGTAGGCGATGTCGAGCAGGCACTCATAGATATATGGCCCGAGCACGCCGAATTCCTGCCGCACACTTCGCAGCTTGGGATCGCGGAACAGCCCTATATCTCTCGGCCACCAGTCCAACGCAACTTTACAATTTCTGCCCGTAGTATCACCTCCGGTTTTCAGGGCAGGAAGGGCGGGGTTGCCGCCCTGTGCCTTGCCTGCTTACGCCAGAATGATAACGTCCTCGCGGAGCTCCTGCGAAATGTGCTGTTCGAACCAGTCGCGGATATTTGCGATGGCCTCACGCTTCCATGCATCCGCATCAGCCGCAAAGAGCGCCGCCTGCACCTCATCGCCGGTCTGGCGAATACGGAACACGAACGGACTTTCCGGCTGCTCAGCCTCGGAGAACGTGCGGAACGGACACAGTACAACCGGGTTCGGCACATTCACCTGCTTGACCAGCGAAACGCCGCTGCGTGCGGTCACGCGCTGGGTCATGCCATCGTCCGCAAGCGTCACACCGTTGTCAGTGGTCACAGTGCCGACCAGCTTCATCAGCTCGTCGCGCATTTCCGTCTGTGCGAAGTGCGTCTGCATATTGATGATGAAGGTTTCCACGTCCATGAACCGTCCGAACGGGAACGCCGGTGCGTCATAAACCGCCGAAAGCAGATTCTCGCGCGCCTTGTCGGTATTCAGTTCGCGGTACAGCTTGACGCGGTTGTAATCCTCGACGTGGATAACAAAGCGGCGTTCCATGCTGTCCTCGCTCTCCGCGCACTCGTCCGCGCCGCTCTCGATGTAGTCGCGCACCGCCGACAGCGTATGTACCGCCAGCGGCGATGCCGTCAGTTCGTTCGGGATGCGGTGCAGCGGCTTGTCCGAATAAATCTCGCCGTTCACTGCCTCTGTGTTCGGGCGGCTCAGCCCGATAATGTATTCCAATGCACTTTTGATCATGTTCGTTCTCCTTTACGCCTGCTTGACGTTTTCCAGCTTGATGATTTTCGGCTCGTCCTGTTCGCCGCCGTAGATGTCCCGCTGACCGGGCACCTGCGGCGTATACTCCATAACGACCGGTTCGTCCATTGTGCCGCCGAGCAGCAGCGCACCGTCGATCGGCTTTACCGGAACGAGCTTGCTTTCGACCGCCGCGCGGACGGCCACGCTGTCGCGGTTTTCGGTCGGCACGATCGACAGCTTGATCGTCAGCGTGCGTGCCTTCTTTGCCTCGGTATTCAGGTCGCGGCAGTTCTTCATAATGCGCGACAGCTCATACGCCGCACGTTCACCAATCGCGCCGTTCATCATGTCCAGAATACCGATTTCCTTGATTTCGCCGGTGGCGTTGTAATTCTCACTCATGGTTATACCGCTTTCTCATCTCGCGCTTGTAGAAGCACATCAGGCTGTCCACGACCTCGCCGTTTGTCAGTTGCCAGCGTCCGGCGTAACGCGCGATCGCGGCAGCGGTACGGCTGTCAACCGTCAGGCTGATCGTCCACTTTTCGCCCGAACCGCCGGACGCTTTGGGCTGCTCCGGCTCGGTTTCCGGCAGCGTTTTGGGCGCAGGCTGCGGCACGCTGTCCGGTACGATGTACTCGGTCACCAGCATTTTGCTGTGGCAGCCGCCGCAGATACCGACCTGTGTGCGCTTGCCGGTGTAGCGGATGTCTTCGCGTTTCTGCATTGCCTGCGCGCAACCCAGGCATAATTTCTTTCGCATGTTTTTGCTCCTCATCTATCATGTAGTTCGCCCAAAAAATTGACCTCAAACGGTCAACTCCGGGAAAAATATTTTCATTCCGGGCAAATCCGAATGGTGATACCCGGGAACTCGCGCTCAAACCTCACCTGCCACGCCTCTGCACGACTGTTGCCCGAGGACAAATGCAGCAGGAAGATGGTCAGCACGCCGCTGAGATCCTGCTTGTGCAGCCATTTGATTACGTCATTCACCTCGAAATGGCTGTGCCGGATGCGCTCCTTGAGTACCGAGGGAATGCGGTCACTGCGGTTCAGCAGGCGCTCCTCGTAATTGCATTCAACCGCGATGTAGGTCAGCTTATCGGCGGTGACGCCCAGATTCGCGGTGTCCACTGCCCAGAGCAGCCGTTCTCCTGTCCGCCTGTCCTCGATGAGAAACCCGAGCGGCTCGTCCGTGTTGTGGAACGTGCGGAACGGAACGACTGTCAGGTGTCCGAACCGCAGCACGTCGCCCGCTTTGATGAGATGCGCCGCGTCCATTGCGTCCTTGTGGGCGGCGGCTGTGCCTTCGCTCATGTAAACCGGAACTCCGCTCTTGAGCAGCTGCGCGGCGGCTTTCGCGTGGTCTTGGTGCTCATGCGACACCAAACAGGCGGTAATGCCCGCCACGCCGTAGCCGAGCCGCTTTTGCAGTTCCTTGAACGACAGACCGCATTCCAGCAGCAGAGTCGTTTCACCGTCCGACACGACGTAGGCGTTGCCGCGGGAGCTGCTCGCCAGTGATGTAAACGTCAAATCGGGCACGCTCCTTTGCTGTCAGGCGGCGTTTCCGATTCTTCGGACGGAATATCGACCTTTTCCTCGGGTGCGTTGTCCGCGAACTGCGTAGACTTGCGGATGATGTCCTGCACCCACTCGGGCAGTTTGCCGAACGTTTCCATATCCGGCTCATCCGCATCAAATACGAGGATTTCGCTCTCCGGCTGCGGCGCGGGAATCCCTTTCGGGAATCCCGTGACCGCCTCAATGCGGTTGTACTTGCTGCCGTCATCCTTTTCAACGACCGTGACACTGAGCATGGCCGGTACGCCTGCCATCTGCATCAGGTCGAAGCCGTCACCGGACGGATCCAGTTCTGCGTCGGTCAGCGCCTTGCCGCGCCATGCGGTCAGCATCTGGAATAGCGCCGCACGCTCATGCAGCGATACCGTAAACCGGCGGGACGACAGCCAGCGCGGCTTGTCCTCGCCGTCCACCTCCACGCGCTCGTTCGGTATCTCAAAGATAAACATACACTCTTCGGCGTATTTGCCCTGCTTCTGCTTCTCGAACTGCTTGTACTGCTGACCGAGGTCAACCACAGCAACGCAAACACCCATATAAGTGCCGCCGTCCATCGGCGGAATACTGCTCGCCGCCTTGCGCTTTGCTTTCAGGCTCATTCGATTCTCAACTCCTTATCCTGCTCCGAAACCACCAGCCGCACGACCTGCGAACCGATTTCCTGTAAGTGCGTCACCGATTCCGCGTTGTCCACGAAAAGCGGTACGCGCACGCCGTAGAACTCGCTCAGCGTGTCGATAATGTCCATGCCGATATTGATTTTCATGGCGTTGTTCGTACCCTCGAACGCTGTCCCGTTGCTGTCCATCGGCTCACAGCAATTCGCCAGACCGCCGTTGACCTGCTCAGTGAACAGCTGCCAGCGCGTCAGGCGGAACCGGCTGTTGACGCTCTCGGTAATGGCCTGCACGCGGTAGCGCGTGAACTCCTCGCACATGGCGATGAGCCTGTCCATCTGCTCGACCTCGGCGGCGGCGGTGCGCTGCTCGGCCTGCAAGTCGGCAATGCGGCGGCGCGTGTCCGCAAGGGTCTGCTCCTTGGCAAGCACCGCGTCATGCGTCAGCTTCTCAGCCGTGACAGCAGAAAGCGCGGTTTCCAGACGGCGGCGTTCCTGTTCGGTGTCGCTGTTCAGCCGGTCAATGCGTTTGTCTGCGTCCGCAATGAGCGTCAAAATCGCGCCCTTGCGGCGGTCATAGTCCGGCAGGTTCTCCGGCACGACCTCGACCGGCGGCGTGTAGCTGTCAAGGGCAATCTGTGCCTTTTGCAACTCGTCCTGCGCGGTTTTCAGTGCGGTTTCGGCGGTCAGCAGACGGTCTTTCGCGGCGGCAATGCCCTGCTTGACCATTTTGCTGTCCTCGAGCAGTGCGTCCTTGCGCTGCTTCTGGTGCTCGGCAAACGCCGCACGAGATTCCGCAAGCCGTTCCGCTGGGAACACCTGCCCGCAGGTCGGACAGCGGTCGGCGGTGAAGGGTTCCGCGTCAATCGCACGCCAGCGGGCACGGTAGTCATCGAGCCGCGTCTCGCCGTTCAAAACGAGGTCGCGCTCCTGTGCGATGGTGCGCGTCAGGCGGTCGGCTTCGCGTTTCGCGCGATCAAGCGCGGCGGTCAGTGCAGGCGTTTCGTCCTCCACCGGCACGCGCTGGCTTGCGAGATGAGCGGCGTTTTCGGCTTCCAGTTCGCGCAGCTGCACCTGCAAAGCGTCACGCTCGTTACGTGCCTGCGCCGCAAGCGTATTGTTGGACAGTTTGACGATTTCACCCTGCAAACGCTCGCGCTCGGTTTGCAAACGGTCGCTTTCCGCGTGTGCGGCGGCAAAGTCGAGGGATTCCAGTTCACTCACCATGCGGCTGCACTCGTCCACGCGGACGGGCAGCGTGTTGAGGTTGACGTTCATGTCCTTGCGCTGCTTAGCGAGGACTGCCTTGAACTCGTCCACCGTCCGCCGTCCGACTTTCTCGTTAAGCTCAGCAAACTGCGGTGCAGTCGCAAGCAGCTCCCTGTCCTCCGGCAGACCGCAGATTTCGGCAAGCAGCGCGCGGCGCTCTTTCCAGTGCATCTTGCTCGTCACCGCCCAGACATCGGTCAGCAGCTTGAAGCGGTTCTCGTCGATCAGCTCCGCAATACGGCGCTTGTACTCGTTCTCCGCAAGCGGCACATCGTCGATGTAGTAGTCGCGCGTGTCACCTGCGTAGCGCTCGATGGCGCTGCCGCGCGGGCGTTCCCACTTCTCACGCAGCACCTTGCGCAGCTTGATCGGCTCGCCGTCCACGATAAGAATCGCGGTGACCTCGGGCATGGTGCCCTGCGGTGCGCCGTGCGGCTTGATGTCCGGCCGCGCGTTTCCGGCGCTGTCCTTGTTGAACAGCAGCCAAGTCAAGCTGTCATAAACACTGGTCTTGCCTGCGGCGTTCTCGCCGTAGATGTTGTTCACGCCCTCGTGAAAGTCGAGGTGCAACTTTGGAAAGCACTTGAAATGGACTAAATCGAGGGATTTCAGTACGATGTTCATGCGTCCATCTCCTCCAGCAAAGCCTTGATAACGTCCTTGGAAGCGCCGCAGCGGATTGCGTTGGCAACATCCTCGCTGGTCAGCTTGCCCGCACGGACGATGGATGCGTTGACAATAACGCCGTCACAGCTGTCCTCGAGCCACATCGGCGAATTCTCGCTCGTTACGAACTGAGTGAACATCTTGCGGAACGCCTGCGCGGCGCGCTTGTCCTGTGCACCAATCTGCAGATACGCACTGCCGATTGCATTGACCAGTTCGGAAACAATCGCTTTCATGTTGCCCGCCAACTCTACACTTCCCTCAACGTGGTCGCCTTTTACGTTGCTGATAATCTTTACCATTGAAATTCTCCTAACTTCATGCTATTATGTGGTTGAATACATTTCTTTGCCGCTGATCGGGATTGCCCTCCCGTCAGCGGCTTTTCTCATGCCTTGAGCTCGTCGAACGCGATGATTGCCGCGATCTGACAGACGGATTCCTCGGTGTTCGGGTGCTCCCAAACGAGATATGCCAACTCGTTCAACTGCTTCTCAATAGTCGTCAGTACCTTACGCCAGCAACCGGACATCGTGACGAAATCGTCCACCTCGCCGACTACGTTGTTGAACGCCGTGAAGATCATGCGGTCGAGGTCGGGTTTCGGCTCGGCGTGCGCCTCCGGCTCTGTGCTCACCTCGGGTACCGTTTCGGTAAATTGGGACATGGTGGTTTCTCCTTTCTTATGTCGGTTCTTTGAACCCTGCCGCCTGCGTTACCCACAGGTAAAACGTCAGCGTAGGAATGTAGAACGCACGGTTGTGCGCGTTTTTCTTGATCCAGCCCAATCCGAATGGACAAGAACCGTGCTCCAGGCAGGCTCTCAGGCTCTCTCCTGCCATGCCGAGGAACGCGGCGCACTCCTCAATCGGGATCTTCTGCGGGTACTTCTCGCAAAGCTGTTCCAGCTCGGACAGCTTGGCCGTGATGATGGTTGGGGTTGTCATGGTGTTCACCTCGCATTACAGTCCTGTTTATCGGACTTTCTCCCTGTTATACTGATTGTGATTTGATGATCTCCTGAACTGCCTTGTTAAAGCGTTCCTCCGCGCCAGGCGGTTCGCGGTGGCCGTTCAGGACCATGCTGACGTACTCTTGCGTACAGCCAAGTTCCTGTGCCAGACGCTTGTTACTAATGCAATGACAGTGCATTTTGCCAACTAAATCGCCCGTCCATTGTGCAGGCATACAAAGTTCAACTCC